TTATGTCTTAACAACCATTTGATTCATGAAATCGTGAATGGATTTAGCTTGAAATATGCGAAAATTTGAAGAGGAGATGTCATACTGGCTATCGGTAATTACCAGAAGAGAAGGGAAGTATTTGGATTTCTTGGGTTGCCATAGTTCTCGCTGCCATTCCAAACTATGAAAGTAAATTTCATATCGATTTAATTTCTCTTGCATTACTTTCTTACTGTATACCGAATTCTGAACTTCTATGAAAAATGGAGATTGTCGCCAAATTGCAAATATGTCTGGCTCCATATATGCTTTACCATACTTCGGCTCGACTTTAAACAATTTAGGCTTTTCGTACTGAAGAAGTTGCTTATATACATTCACAATAGCAAGGAAGTGCGGAATCTTTTGACTTGTTTTTCGAATCGGACTCGGTTGTGGAAAGTAGATATATGGTTTCTGTAACACATTTACGTCCACACTCCCATCTCGCCTTAATCGTTTCATAACCGTATTGCAACTGGTCACAGCTTTCTTGAGTCCTTGAAAATGCAAATCGATAATGTCATCTCGTGATAGGCACCTAAAGCGGCATAAGTCTTTTATAATCGCTTTATCTCTACTCTTCATGTTCCAACACTCCAAACAAAGGAAGTTCTTGTTGTAGCGAATTCTGAAGCGTTATATCTTCTTTGAGTAAACGGTAAGGTTCAACTATTTGCTTTGCTTTATTAAGTTCTAAATAAGGAGCTTGCACTTTCTTTAATCCATTTAACTTTAAAATCATTTGGCCAGATTGCTCTAAGTGTTCTGATCCAGGTGTACCCATAATATTACTATTAATTGTGTTATCGCATTTAAAGCCCATTCTAACCGTCATATTTAGCTTTAACTTACCATCTAGCACCTTTGCATCTGGTCTTTGCATAGATAGCATGAGGAATACGCCTAGTGCCCGACCAACTGCCGATATTTTTTCTATTGTCGTCATACATTCTTTTTCATCTTGTAGCATCGCTACTTCATCAATAGCTAAAAGAATATAGGGTTTCTGTTTATCAGGATTTAATTTATTGTACTCATCAATGTGATCCACTTCATATTCTTCCATGAGTTTTCTGCGCTCGCGTATTTCCTTCCACACTTTTTGAAGCATGATTTTCATTTCGGTTTCTTCCATGCACACTTCTTTCACATGTTTTACCCTACGCAAGAAATGAAATTCAGAGTTTTTCAAGTCGCCCAGATACAAATGCAATTTATCAGGAGACATGTATTGAATGAGTGTAGAAAGAACAACTCGCACCATACTACTTTTCCCACTTCCTGTTTCTCCTGCAATGAGTAAATGGGGTGTATTGGGGTTTACCATATCATAAACAAGCAGGTTTCCAAACTGGTCACGCCCTACTACAATAGGAAGACGGCATTCTTTTATGAATGGCTGCCATCGCTTATAACTGTAGTTATATTGCTTTAAACCAGCATCAGAATAAAATACATTGAGCACAAACTTTTTAATATTCCCCTCAATCGCTACATTCCTTCCAAATATTTGCTGAAAGCAAAACCATTTCTTTTCAATTGTCTTTGGATCTAATCCGTTTGGGATAGTAAATACATATTTCACGCTTTCTTTGGAAGAAGAAACAGCATGAATTTTAGGGTAAATCGGTACTTTCCCTCCACGTGTTTGATGTTCCGTATATAAACCTGCCTTATCAAATACTTCAATGAGTTGATGTTTTAAAGCCTTCCTATGAAGCCATTCTTTTATGATTTCCATATCATCTCTCCTTAGAACATGGTCACAATACGAATGAACACATACGCAACAAAGCCAATTCCACCAATTCGTATTCCCTGATGTAGTCCTTCAGATACAAATTTTGCTGCGGAAATATAATCATTTTGAATTAAATACCTTTCTAGCAATACTGCACCAATGGTAAGCCCTCCTAGCCCCCCTAAAGCTACATAAGTGTGTACAAGAGGCTGGGACATATGAAAGAAAGCCATGGGACTAAGTGGCTCCAAACTAAACGCTCTCACTTGCTTTTTCTTCTTATAAGATTGATTCATGAAATCCCGAAAGGGAATGATTTCTTTTCTCTTAAACATGTTGCCTCCTCCTTATAAAAGGAATCCAAAAGCAAAATAGATACATTCTAAAACCATGTGGGAAGTACGTTTTAGTAATTCAAAGGCGTCAAAGGGGACATTTGTTATAAAGGTTATTAGTTCATCTGGTAGCTTTCTAATTTCTAAAGCGGTACTGTCCAATGGTTCTTTTACATACCAACTCATCCATCTATACAGAAAATCGGTAGTATCAGACACACTCATTGCATTTTGATTCAGAGCATCCCAATGACAAACCATTTCGTTTGCCGAACTTTCGCACCATTTTCCAATCTCCTCTACATTTCGAAATTGTGGATGCGGAATTTGATTCCATCCTTTCGCCCGATCTTCAGTCAAATAAAACTTAATTTGATTCCCAATTATTTCATATGCATTTTCCTTCACCAATACATCCTCACTCATTCCATTCCCTCTCCTTCTATAAACACAATTTAAATTCTTGATGTATCAGAGGTTCATACCCACATTACCATGGTAGCGTTACCTTGATAGGAACCATGGCAGCTACCTTGGTAGAAATCTAAAACTTACCATGGTAACCAACTCGGTAAAATCACCTATTCCTACCTTGATAGCTACTTTGGTAACTGGAATTTCTCTTACCGTGGTAATTACCTTGGTACATCATATCGTGGAGGACTTGGACAAATTCTAACTTTTTTTCCAAAGTTTAAAAATACTAGAACTTGACCAAGCTACTATCGAGGTGATAAACATGTTCGGATTAGGAAAAAAACGTACAAAATTCGGTCGTTATTTAGACTCGAATGGAATTAAACAAATTGAATTAGAACGAACATCCAAGCTAAGTACAGCGACCATTTCTAAGGCTTGCAGTGATAAAAAGTATAGGCCAAAGTTTTCAACAATAGTTCAAATTGTTAAAGGAATGAAAAAGTTAGGGAAAAATATAAATGAAGATGACTTTTGGATGTAGCTTCACTTAAAAGTGGGGCTTTTTTATGTGTACACATATTTATCAATATGAAAATACGATTATGTAAAAAATAGAGGAGTAAATTTGCTACACTTAACATTGGAGTTATACCTATTTTTTCAAGGAGGTTGGTTATGAAGAAATTTATTGTTATAGCAAGACTGTGTTTATATTTTGCCCTTTAGCTGCCTGTTCAAATCCAACAGCAGAGATAAGCAACGATTGTGACATTAAAGGTAATATTAGTAAAAACGACGAAAAAATTTATCATCTTCCAGAACAACAATTCTATGATAAAACTATCGCAGAAGAAACTTTTTGTACCGAAGATGAAGCAAAAGATGCTGGGTATCGCAAGTCAAAAAGATAATAAAAAAGCATCCCCTCATTTTGGAGATGCTTTTTAGTTCGGAATATTTTTTAATAATACAAAAAAAGTCGGCTTTTATTTTTAACAAACTGGATGTTTGTTATTACACAGTATGCATACTCTTCAAAACCGTTCCATCCTACCCCTCAAACCTCACATACTCCCCTGATACCCATTGGTCTCCCCCAACGTTATACCAGCCGTTTTGAATGCCCCAAGATTGATAGCGTTCCCCTCGGTACACATTCTTTACAATATCATAATTCGTTCCTGGTCCTGTACGAACACGTAAGACATTCGCTGTAATTGTAACAACACCTACACCATTATTAGACGGTTTTGTAGATGGAGCTGTATTACCACCACCGTTATATGCGTTTTGCACCCTTTCAATGAAAGACCCCCAACGCCCTTCTGCTAACATACGATGAGGACAGTACTTTCCGCTCCATGATTGATGCGTACGGACTTTGCTAAGAGGAATGTTGTATTGTTTCATTAATTGTGCTACAACAATAGCTGCATTATTTTCTGCTTTATAATATCTATCCCCGCCGCTTAAAGAATAACAGATTTCCACACTAATCGACTTTCTGTTGCCTGAACCATTCCCATCTCCACAAGCCCATGCATTCCGTTCTAAAGGTAATCCTTGTACAGCTTCTTTATCGTCTACCGCAATGTGGAATGACACCTCATTATTATTTCGTATCATATAAGCAATTTCATTCTCAGCTGGCGCATCATTATACGTATTGTGAACTGTGATAAATTCTGGATTCATTGTATAAGGACACTTTGTACCATATTTACTTGGGTCAACTAATTTTTTTCTAATTTCCATTATTGAACATCTCCCTTTTTCTCTTCTTGTTTTTGTTTTCCACCCAAAATTTCAACTGCATTTGTTAATGTTGAAGGTAAGGGGATTCCCATACGACCAGCGTTTTCTAAAAGTGAAAGTAACTCATTACCCATGAAGAAGAAAATAGTCGCTTCACGAATTGCGCTGTTACTTCCCAATGCTGAATCTAGTTGAGCGGTCGCTCCGACCAAAAGAAAAAGCACCACCTTTTTGGCGATGCCTTTGAAACCAACTTTACTTTTTAATTCTCCGTTATATCCTGCTGCAATCATGCCAGTTAAATAATCAATAACTGCCATCGTCACTAAGATTTTCAATGTTGCATCCCATCCTCCCAAGAAATACCCACAGAAGCCACCAAACGTAGCGATAAATGCTTTCAATAATACATCAATACGATCCATCTTTTCCTCTCCTTTTTTAAGCTGCAAAATAACTTGGGTCCATTCCAAATATTTCTGCAATATCTTCCTCACTTCTATCTTTCAAATAAGATTCAGTTGTAGAAATATCAGAATGGTTAGCGAGTGATTTTAATTTTTCTAGCGGCACTCCCTGTACTTTTAAATTGTCTAATCTGCTGTGACGGAAACAGTGAGGATTCATTTTAAATTCCTTCCCCTCCTTTTCGTTCAGCATCTTAGCAAATATTTCGCACCAATAATTAAACACACTCTTATTCAATCTTTTTCTCTTACCATTCTTATAAACACGCACAAACAAATCTGGAATAGTATCCTTACCTCGTTGATTTATATATAAACGAATGCATTTCTGCACCCGGTGATTGTAATATAATCTAAACTTCTTACCGCGTTTTCCTCGTACCACATTTGTATAATATTTTTCTGTCAGACCTTCTTTTTGAACTTGGTAAACTTCATTTTTTCTAGCTGCGCTGTAATATGAAATTGCTAGATACGTAGCTAGCATATATTTTTCTTGTGCTATTAGCTCATCGATTAACCACTCAATTTGTTCTTCTGTTATAAAAGTGATTTCTCTAACTGGATTCTTAGGTAAACCACGTACTCGAGAACCTACATTAAATTCATAATCATAGTCATCATCATCCGCACAAAACTCTAACGCGGACCTTAATGCACTCATTAATCCGTTCACACGAGCATTAGACATCCCCATATCTTGAAAAATAATAGATAAATTTCGAATATCTTTACGCGTTAAATCAATAAGATTTTTATTTCCGAAGTGTTGATGTATTAGAAACAAAATAATTCGTAAATCCCAACCGTATTGCTTTAAAGTGCTTGCCGCTTTTCCTTGTGCTTTCTTTTCAATCAGAAAATCTTTGACTAGGTTTTTATTTCCTTGGCTAACATGCTTTTCGTAAATTGCTTGGTCTACTATTCGTTTCACACTAATCATCTCCTCAAAATAAAAAGAGAAGCGATATCGCCCCTCTTGATCTATGATTTGAATTTATTCAAAGCCGTATTTTATGCAAAATAAAAAACAGCTTATGGCTGCTTTGGTTCCTCATTTATTAATTGTTGTACTAATACCTTTAATTTAGCAATTTCAGCTTTCATTGAAACTTTCTCAAGTTTTTCTGCTTCAAGTTGTTCTTTAAGAGCATGAACTTCCTGTTTCAACATACCGTGGTCAAATTGAAGATTTTTAACTTCAAAGTCAACCTCTTGTATTCCTTGAATAGAAATTGCAACCGAGCTATAAAGTGTTACAGCGTCTTTCTGTGGTGTGGTGAATACATCGTCAGAGTCCTCCGCAATCATACCGTAATTAATTGGAAGTGTAATAGACTCCCCTGACTCGAAGCGTTCAACATCTCTTATAAAGTGATACTGTTTGATGTTTACAGAGTTGATTTTATCTAAAGCAGAGAATGGAAGGTCTTCTATGTCCGTTTTAAGCTTACGAGAAGAATTAGGGATAAATTCTTGCGCCCACATACGCCCTGTAGCGCTAATGTTCTCTTGCGCTCGTAATGTTCTTAATTCTATATCTTTCCATCCCTTACCCATCATATCTTTAATCTGCAAGCCATTGTTATAACCTTGCACAAAACTTGACCTTATCATTGCATTACCCATAATTAAATCATGATCGGTGGCGCCGTTTACGAAATGTATTTTATAGTCACTGCCTTTTCTTTTGAAAGTAAACTGCCCCGCGTTATTTGTAAAAATATGCGGCTCAGTTGTAGTTACAGAGAAGTAACCATATCCTGGAGCCCATCCTTCAGATTCAAAAATAATATTATTCAAGTTTTGAAAACGAAATTGTCCATCCGAATATACGCTCAGATGTCCACCGTCATTATGCATTTGAATATAGTTTGACCAAATATTAGTTCCTTCTGCATTTTCTCCTTTAGAAATCCCAAATTTTGCATATGCTTTAGAAGGTTGATCAACTCCATTAATTCGCGGCATGACTTGATAAATATAAAATGATCCTGTACCAGCGTATTTTCTATTATCAGAACCAAGGACTAATGAAGGTTGAATACTTCCATCATTTGTCTCCATAAATCCTATATAACCACGTGGCTTATCTAAATCGAAAATCTTCATGTCTTGTTTATTTATTTCAACAAATCTGTTTCCACTCGTTTTAAGTGTTACTCCTTCTAAAACTTTTCCTTTGATATGATTTGCTGTAATAAAACCTACTAAGTTAATCCTGTTTGCATTCAAAGTAATGTTTTCTTTACTCATATTGAATGCTGCAATTACATCGTTTTCTTTTACAGATATACTAACGCCTTTTTCCGTTAACTGAAGACGGGTTTCCATATCTCTTACATAAGATGATGTGGCAAATTGCCCATTTGCTTGCTCTTTTGTATATACCTCTGTCTTTTTGGCTGAAGCATTGATTCCCTGTTCATTGATAGTAAAGCGGTTATCAATCAAAGTCATTTTTTGATTAAATTGCTCAGTTGCAAGTTTATTAGCCAATTCATCTAATAAATCTTGTTTATTCTGATTAACTGTTTGCTTCAACTCTGGAATCTTAAATCCAGCAACATAATCCTCTACTTGCTTAAGTTCAACTTTACCTTCAAGTGCTTTCGCAGTATTTTCCCATCCAGCTTTCGCCTCTTGTAATTGTCTTCCTTGTTCTGTCTGCGTATTTTGTATGAAAGAGACATTTTGTTTAATAGTAGTTGCATCTTTTTCTACAGTAGCAACACGTTTATCAAACCCATTTTGATTATTTTCCACTTTTGTAATTGTTTCTTTAATTCCATCCACACTTTTTGTAATTTCAGTTGTTTTCTGGGTGAACTCATCCGTTGTTACCTGCTCTTCAGGCGGTGCTGTCCAATCCTGCGGCTTATTTCCTTTATACAAGGCAACCCATTCCACAATAGATTTCGTATTACTACTCGGATAATTATATAAGCTTAACTTTCGTTCATTTCCACTTGTAGCCGCAACAGCTTTGAAGGTTACATACGTTATTCCATTCGCGTAAACACTTGTTGCATATCCAACATTACTAGACCCGCCATTCTGCCAAATCCCAAATTTCTGACCTTGCGGGACACTCCCTTTCATTACAAAGGTATATTCCTCACCTGTAGAGAAATTTTCAGTAGAATTGTATTGATTGATTAAATAATCGGTCTTCTCATATTTAACATTTGATTTTAATAAAAGGTTACGTCCACCAGCTTTATCGTTATTAACCTTTTTTTCTACACTCGTTAACTTCTCACTGATTTTCCCAGCTTCTTCTTTCATTTCAGTTGTTTTTTGCTTAAGCTCATTCGTTGTTTGCTGCACATCCGAAATAGTCTTCTTTGTACCTTCTACAGTTTGTTCGACTGTATGTAATGTATTGCTGATATCATTATCTTTTTTCGTTAACGATTCAATAGAAGTTTTAAATCCATTAGAATCCTGTTCAAACTGAGTTACTTTCTTATTGATTTCACCTTGTTTATTTTCGATATTAGTAATTGTACGGCTGACACCTTGTAAACCTTCCTGCACTTCGTTGAATTGTCCTGTAGCTTGATTCTGTGCTTCTTTAACCTTTTGATTTAACTCCGTTTTCGTAGCCTCAATATCTTTATTCACCTGATTCAGTGTTTCTTTCTTAACTGATTCCACATCAGGAACAACTGATTCCCAAGCTGTACCTGTCCATATTTTTAAAATGCCGGGCTTTCCGTTACTCATATCACGCCAAAGCGTTTTATTAGGTTTAAGCCCTGTTGTTGGTGGATTCTTAGCTTCTATAATTTCAACAGTATTGTTTTTAATATTCTCTTGTACCTTTTCAGCAAGTGTTTTCGCTGCTTCTGATTCTTTCTTAGCGCTACTTGCTGTTTCATTCGCTTCTTTCACCAATTTATCTAGCTGATCCAGCATTTCTTGTTTTTCACCGAATTTACTAAGGATTCGATTGTAAATCTTTCGTAATTCCTCGTTCGGATCCGTAATTTCACGATAATCACCAAACACATATTTATCTTGTGTAGGATCCGTAAAAGATTCATCACCGGCAATTACACGTGCTTCCAGGTATAACTTAGGTGTGAAGCCCGTATCTTTAATTCGGATCGTATCGCCCTCGTTAATGAGTTCATGTGCTAGTCCGAAAATACGTCCAATCGATTGCGCTTCTACTTCATACGAAACGGAAGAATTAACACGTTTTTTTAATTCTATTTCCATTAACGTCATTAAACGTTCTGGCGTCATATTTAACTCTTCTGTTTCTGGCGTATAAAAACCAAACTTATGCTTACCACGTTCGTTCCATCGTTGAAATGCATCATTATCAACAATATACGGAAGTCCTCTGTTGATACTTTCGATGGTAATTACATTGTCGCCTTCACCTTTCACAAATCCAACTAGTGCTGTACAAATATCTCTTGAATGTTCAATACGTGTAACGCCTATCAAATCTTTCCCGAGCTCTATTTCTTTGCCTGTGTCTCGACCACGTCTTTGAATCATATCAACATACCATCCAATGATTTGTGATCCTTGAACCTCAACACGGTACTGAATTTCTAATTTGAATAAAGAAGCTATTTTCTTTAAAAATGTTAGGGGATCAATAAATTCATCAATGGTCATCGTATGGAATCCTGCATAATCCGTTTTCCCACGTTTCCATTTCATTCCTACTAGGGCCATATCAATATATTTGTTTACCGTTTCCCCTTCTATTCTTTGCGGTTTTATAATACCTGACTTAGCAATTTGAACCCAAGCTCCTGAAGCATATGTGGTAATGGATCGGTTGTCTGAATTCTTTTCTGTTTCTCTAATAACATATGGTACAATTCTTCCGTCACGAACTTCTTTTAAAACAAGATTTTGTTGTTGTAAAGTAGCCGAATGAGGTGTTCCATCAAAAACAGTAAAATCCAACATATCAACATTGTTTTTGATTTCCCACTGCCTTTTATCATCCCAATAGTCCTGCGGCTGAATAGCTGCAACGATTTGATCTGTTTTAAAATCCACAACATGCAAAATGCCGCTTGGTGTTCTCATCTGTATCTCTCCCTATAACGAACAGTTGCTTTCACGTCTGGTGGCATGATATCAATACGATTTTCACCACGTATTACAGTTGGAAAATTACTAAAAAAATCTTTTAAATTAATGGCTTTTTTTCCGTTAATGGTTACAAGACTTTTTTCTTTATCAATTATAATTTTATCTCCTGTTTCAAAAATGTAAGGTGGATTATTTTGAGTATTTAAATTGACTTTCCAAAATTTCAAATCTGAAACGGTCATTGCTTCTACTGGTGGTACATCTTGCCATTGCATAATACTAATCTGGATTTGCGCTGCTTTTTCCATGTGATCGTTTTTTTCATCCGTCCACCGTGCAAACCGCTCTGAATCATCCTTCTCTGTCCCAGGCAAGAATTTTGAAATATATGCTTCCCATACATTTCCCGTTCTAGCTATCCACAATCGACCAAAATACTGATTCCATGTATTCGGATAATCACCACTCTCATAAATCAAACCTATTTTTCCCGGCTTATTATCATATCCAATTACCATTGTTCCGAAATTTTGTTCAGCTTGCCAAAACACATCAGACATAGCAATTTTTGAAAGCACCTTGCTATTTTCATCCAATATCGCTATCTCAACTCGGCCCATTTCATTAATTTTTTTACTCTTACATGTAACATGGGCTTGCATAATAAAATCTTGTACTGGACCCCCAGGTATATTCTTTTTAACAGCTGCACCGTGCCACCCTTTCCCCGCACTAGTACCAAAATCAGAACAATAAAATTGGTATTTATCTGACTTCATTTCACCAATTGGATTGCCATCTTCCATTGAACTGACTTTACTCCATCCTACAGTGGTAGCCATTTCGTCCCATATAAGTCTTTGATTTCTTTCAACGGGTAATTGCTCTGTTTTCAAAGGATAACCAATTCTGAAGTAATCTCGATTATATGGATACTCACCAAACCATACATCTAAAAATGTACTTGGTTTCTGTGCTTCGATTTCAATAATTGCAGGTGCTTCTATATTCCCTTGATTGACAAAAGCAGCAGTTACTTCAGTAGAAGCATTTTGAGAGAACGAATGCGTATTTTGTTTTCCTAATTTATATGGCATTGGACAAACAAAAGTAATAACCCCTTTACCTCTATTAACTATTTCATCCAGGTCTACAGAACCATCAATTAATGCTAGATACGTCCTATCTAATTCATCATCAAAAACAAGTTCAGCTGGTTGCTCTGTATATAGCCAATCCGCTAAATCTTCTTTTACCTTTTGTAAATCAGCCATATCTTTTGCTGCCTTAATTACAAGAGGAACATCAATACGACGTTCCTCCGTTTCTGTATGAAGAAAAAGAGCCCCTGCGCGATGAGGGACCCTTACTAATTTTCTTTTAACTGGAGCCCAGGAAGGGCGTTTTCTTCCAACTAGCATTTGAATATAATCTTTTCTGATCTTATTAAAAGTAAAACCGAGTTTCCCCAACTTGCTCACCACCCTTAAAATTCCGCTCTTCTTTTTTGGTCACGATCTTGAAGCTTTGTCGTATATGCGTAACTTCCGTTTGCTAATTCTTTTCCATCTAAAACGTTTGTCATATTTACCGTTACATTCAGTTCTTGTTCTCTACCTGATCTATCCGAGAACATAGTTTTTGCTGTAGGTGCGTTGTTATAAGGTGATTGTAGTTGCGTATAACCATCGAAATCACCAATTGTATTATGCGGGATAATATAATGCGAAGTTTGGAATCCAAAATCAAAAACAGATGGCATATTCCCCATCTGTTTCTTAACCGTTCCAACTACATTTTTTGCTGCATCCACAACAAATCGTTTCCCCTTATCCATACCAACGCCAACATCTTCTGGAACTGCACTACCAACTGGAATCATCACTTTAGATGGACTGTTAATTTCTAGTGCTCCAGAAATAGTCTTTTTAATCTCTCCAGCAATGCCTTTCGCCTTACTATATAAACCATCTGTCGCATCATCCAAACCTTTTTCAAGACCTTCTATAATGGATTTACCAATGGAACGTAGATTTATAGTGCTGAAGAATTTTTCAACTGTATTCCACTTATCTTCAATATCGCTCTTTATTTCTTTCATTTTATCAACGACAGCTTTTTTCTTTTCTTCAAATTTCCTTGAAACTGTATTTTTTATCTCTTCTACCTTGTTGCTTGCGGAAGTTTTTGTTTCTTCCCACCATTTTGTTATACCTGACCAAGTTTCTTTCATCTTTTGAACGACATCATCTTTCATTACTTGGTATTTGGATTTTATCTGACCAGTTTCCCAATCAACTTGATTTGCATGTTCCCCAGCTTGGGATTTTGCTTCACTCACAATTTCCTTATGCTTATCTCTTGCTGTTGAAACAGTGCTGTCATACTGACGTTTGGCTTCGGCAATTACAGCTTCAGCTTCTTGTGCATTTAAACTGCCCATCTCATCCCGTTGTCTAATGGCTTCTGCTATTTTGTCATTACGTGTTTTTTCCGCATCTTTAATGACTTTATCTCTTGTTTTAGCACTATTTTCAACAACTTCTGCTGCTTGTCTTGCGGATATTTCACTAGCCTGTACACGCATATTCTCAAGAATTACTTTTTGCTCCATCTGATTTTGTGTCATGTGCTGAACAGCTATTCTATCCATTTCGTCTTGTAAAGCTTGAATAGCAACATTCTCACTATGTGTCTTTTCTCGATGTTCTGATGCCGCTAAATCATTAATCTCTTTTATTTTCTGATTCTTTTCTGCTACTTTTATTTTCTCATCTTCATATTTTTGATTTAATAACTCTAGCCTTTTATTTTCCTCTTCACTCGTAAGAACATATGAATCAGCAAACAATTTTCTCAATCGTTCCGTTTCTTTTTGCTTACGCTCATCAACTTTCGTAATGATTTTCTCAGTTAATTGATCGTATTGTTGACCAAGTTTTTGAGCTTGTTCAGTTGTCATTACTTCATGATTCAGTTTAATTTCAGTTAACTTTTGTCTAATACCATCAGATAACTTAAAATAGTCGCCAAGAACTTTTTTAGTCGATGAACTAATTTCTCCGGTTTGTTGTTTCATATATTTTTTTGTTGCTGCATCTGAACTAGCTAAAGCTTTTTGATATTCATCTTGTGCTAACTTATTATTCGTAGCAAAGCGATCTACAGAAGTAATACTGTCTTCAGTTGCTTTTTGATATCCTTTATATGCTAATACCCCAACACCAACAGCGGCCGCCACCACACCTAATGCAATTGCTACTGGTCCTAAAACTGCGGTTAATATTCCTAAAGCTGCACCCGTTACACTAGTAGCTGCTGTAGCTACACCCATTGCTATTGCTAAAGAACCAATACCAGAAACAACCATACCGATTGCCCCCATTATTACTCCAATAACAGTAGCAACCGCTGTTAGCGCAAGAACAATACCACCTGTAATTGCAATGGCCTTTTGTACTGGCCCTGGTAATGAGTTAAATCCATCTACAAGCTTTTGTAAACCAGCAACAAAAACACTAACCACAGGGGCAAGCGCATCACCAATTGTCTTTTTCATTGTCGAAAACGCTGAATCTAGTAATGTAAGACGTCCCTTTAATGTATCAATCTTAGTGGCTGCAACCTCAGCTGCTGTTACTTTTGACATGGCGTCCCACATGCTATTTACCCCATTCGCACCTTCTTTAAAAAGAATAGTTGCACCACGTACAGCATCGGATCCGAATAACGTTTCCAAAGCCATACTTCGTTGCTGGTCTGTTAAATCTTTCATTGATTCATGAAGTGTTCCTGAAATATTTTCTAAGCTTTGAATATGTCCTTGTTGATCATAGAATTTTGATGATAGGAACGCTGAACTTGTAGCTAATTCACGGAATGTCGTATCGCACTTGTCATTCCACTTTTTCGCACCTTCTATTTTCATGACATAGCCTTCTAAAGCTTGCTCAATATCACCGACGCTCCTTGAAGCTGGTTGTATACCGTTTTTAACAAGAAAATCATAGCCAGCTTGTGCATTATAAGTAATTAACCCTAAATCCCTCATTTGGTTATATGCTTCTTTTGTTGTTGGATTTAATCGCATAAGCATTGTTTTTAAAGAAGTACCTGCATCAGAACCTTTTAAACCATTTTGTGCAAATACCGCTAACGTAGTAGCTGTATCCTTAAATGTCATTCCAGCTCCTGCTGCTACTGCTGATGAAGCTGAAAGACCGTATTTTAACTCCCTTACATCTGTTGCTGAAGCATTAGCCGCTCCAGATAAAATGTTTGCTGCATCCGCAACAGAAAGATGATCTGCTTTAAATGCATTTAAGGCTGTGGATGCAATCTCTGCCGCTTCACCTAATTCTAGTTCTCCTGCTGTCGCTAAGTTAAGAGCACCTTCTAACCCACCATTTATAATATCTGTTAAACTAACTCCAGCTTTTATTAATTCCTCTATACCTTGTCCTGCTTGAACACTAGAGTATTTTGTTGTTTCTCCCATGTTGACAGCTAATTCGCTTAATTTCTTCATTTCTTCTCCAGTAGAGCCAGACACAGCTTTCACATTGGCCATTTGTTGCTCAAAATTCATGGATTCTTCTACAGCTGATTTTAAACCCCGACCTATTGCATAAGTCATTCCACCAAACACCATACCGATTTGCATACCAGCATTCTGCAAATGATTACCTAACGTCTCCATACGAGTACCGAAGTTTAATAAACGATTTCCCTGTTGTTCTAATTCATGGTTCGACTGACGTAATTCGTTTTCAAATCGATTTAGTTCACCTGTTGCCCGGTGAATTTGTTCCGCGTACCGCTGCGCTGATTGACTCGCTTCACCTTCTTCTGTTTTGGCACGATTATAAGCTTGTTGAAGTTCCCTGATTTTCTCTTTTTGTTTATCTACCATACGAGATAAAACATCTACTTTAGCTCGTGTTTGTTCAGTTGCATTAGAAAAACCGCCCATGCCTGTTGTAATAGACTGAAATTCAGCCTGTAGAGATTTTAAAGAGTTGTTTAACTTATCCATCCCTTTTTGTTCAGCTTGACGGTTTACTTGCTTTAATTCATTTTCAAATCTATTTAAATCAGCAACTGCTTTATTCACTTGCGAAGCATATCTTTGAGTTGCTGCATCATTTTCACCTAACTTAGCCTTATTTTGATCGTAGGCTTGTCGCAAAGCTCTAACTTTTTCTTTTTGCGCTTCAATAAGCCTGCTGAGTGTATTCATTTTCGCTTGCGTTTGTTGACTAGCATTTGCGAAGCCACCCATTCCTGTACTTACAGATTTCAGCTCATTCTGTAATGTTCTAACCGCACGGCCTGAGTTTGCTATACCTTGACGAAAATTCACATTATCAAGGGACAGCCTAACGACTAAATTATTCATTTCATTCGCCATCATCTTCCCCCTTATTAGATAATGTTTTCTGCTGGAACTTCCATTTCATTTAAATTCTGATTTCCACTATTTGAATGATCTTGTTCACGATATTTTTGGTTTAGCCTTAAATAATGCCAGATATCCATTTCGTTATCGATATGATGGTGTTTATAACCCTGACGTAATAAAGAGAGGTAGAGCTCGTCCATAAACTCACTGAACGTTAGCCCCCCTCCCTCTACGCGTTTGGGTTTGTTTCTTCTCCAGTTCCTGGTGTGCCACCAGCCGCTCCCACAGTTTCATTGATGATCGCATTAATTACATCGGAAGTTGTGGATAAAAATTTACGAGCATCCACACCGTCCCAATATTGATCTAATGTAAATTGTTCACCGTAAACTTTTACTACATATTGAACCATTTTATCCATATCCTCAGGACCTGGATTATTTGGAATATCAGCAAGTTCAGGTGCTTGACGAATTAAACGTGCTGGAATAAACTCCGGTAAATTAAAAATTTTCTTTTCTTCCTTGATTATTAGTGTTAATTTCATGGCTTTTCCTCCTCGTTAATAAAAAAGAGAGAGAGAGCTTTTGCTCCCCCCTTACTTTCCTGCTGGTGGTTGTACTACAGGCTTCTCATACACCTTTTTAAACCAATTATCTCCCACAGCTTTTGTAAATGTAGGTTCATCAGCATCAGCTGTAAATTTAGGCCTATCGTCAAAATCACGCTCAATAAATGAACCTTTGAGTTTCGTTGTTTGGAAGTTAGGCTTATCCTTCTTCGTTTCGCCTTCTTCTTCCTCTTGTGAAAGCTTCCCTTTTAATAACCAAACATATCGATATTTCCCATTAGCCTTTAAGAAACGCCAGCCGATTGCTAAATAAGGCTTTTCACCTTCGCGTCTCTCATCTAGCACACCGTCTTTCACTTCTGGATACCCTTCAATATCTGCTTTTGTTGATAATGAAATACTACGAAGTTCAATCTCTACTTCTACTTCCCCATCAGACTCAGCAATTTCCGATTTTTTGTTATCGCTCCACATAATCTCCGAAGCTACCTTTTTAGAAGTTTTAATCTTTACAGCGCCTTCCATTTCTTTCACTGCACTATAGTCAACACCTGTTGCATCATCTTTTAATAACTTTGCGTAAACAAGGCTATCTACACCGACAGTTGAACTAATTTTAATCACTTCTCCGGCCATCTATAACTCCACTCCTTTTGCGAATCGCATCGCGTAATGAAAAATTTGTGTATCATCCTCATATAAATCAGCAACCGCATAGCGTGAAAAATCAATACTTTTCATGATTTCATTCACTTTTTTATGGATTGCTGTTGTACTACCTTTTGACCAAATATCGATTTGAAATGTGATTTCACTTTCACTTTCTTCATTATCCGAAAATCCATCTGGTCTATTGTCTAGTTCAAAAAACGTAATACGCGGAAACTCTTCAGCATTTTTAGCTTTACGATAATAAACACGTCTTCCGCCTAATAAGGAAACAAGCTCCTGATTATTTTCAAGAGCTTGCACAATTTCAGGTCGTAAATTTATCATACATTCAGCCTCATCTCATTCTTTAAGATGTCTGTCATAGCACGTACCGCATCCGCCTTAGAAGCGTTAAAACCGGGTTCTATAAATGGATGTGCCGGCATTTTAGAAGTACCCCACTCTAAAAACTTTCCATAGAAATATGGAGAACGATCCGCTTTGTCTATTCCAATCTTGATCGTTTTCACACCATTTTCCATTCGCGCCTTTGTAACCCGTATATTATCAAGCAAATGTTGGCCTGTACGCCAAGGTTCACTTTTGGACGGTTTTTTAGGGCTTGAACTCCTCGGTTCACTTCTTTCAGCAATGGCTTTTCGAATTTGCTCACCACCAGCCGCAAGGGCTCTATCTTCAATCTTTTCTCCACGTAGACCCATTTGTTCTAATTCAGATATCAAACGATCAAATCCTAAAAAATCAACACCATCAGCCATTCATTCCACCACGCTTCCACATGATTGATAAGGTGTGTTTTTCAGTTGGAATAACTGAAATAATGTCATACATTACGTTCTTATACTTCATCTTCATATCAGCATTCACATCTGCGCGAAATCGTATTTCCGTTTCACCCTGAACTTCACTATTAGCTGATGCTGCTTCAAAGTATTTTCTTCCCTTTAAAAAAATAAAAGAGCCCCATACAGTAAAAGAATCCTTATAATCTTCTATTGGATCACCGTCTGGGCTCTTTGCTTCCTCGTCTTTCACTTGAAAGGTAAGACGTTTATCTAATTTACCCGGATTCACTTGCATCACCACCACAATACTGCAACTGAATTAACATTGACTGCAAACTAAATGCCAATTGTTCAGCTTTTCCAACCGCTTCACGGTTTTCATGCCAATGAGCAATTAAAATACGAGCTGCTAATTTAGCAAGCTCGCTCTTCAAATCTACATTTTTACTTGTAGCATTTTTAATATATATTTCAGCTGCTATTACGAAAGATGTAATGAGATCGTCCTCTTCATCACCATCCACACGAAGATACTTTTTCGCTTCCTCTAATGTTAGTACCAAGAAGGACACCTCCTACCTTATTAAGCTCCTGTTTTAGGTGCAACTGTAATTTGTCCATACACAACCGCTTCTGTATCCCACAATGTCACGTCTTCACGTTCAATCGCTCGGAATTCTGTTGTATTGCCTCTCCAAGCACTTCCACCCTCTTTCGTCATATCAAGGGATAACTGCTGTCTATCCCATAACACAACCGCTTCTTTCAAATCCCCAACAATAAATGGTGCTTTACCATCTTTATCTGTAACAATTGTCTTATTGGATAAAACAATAACTGGCTTTCCTGATAATAGCTTACGTGTTGGGTTTGTTGGATCTGGTTGAAGAAGTGGACGGCCATCCTTATCTTCTAATTGATCTAAGTAATTGAACCCATCTTGGTTTGTAATAATGTTTGCTACAGCTGAGAAAGCAGGATCTAATGTGACATTTAATGCAGTTTTAATGCCTTTATAATCCTTTAAATCAACTTTTGCTAATTTGTTGATTTCTTGTAAAATTAAATAATTACGAGTTGCAATAGATTTCTTCGCAATCCACTGACGTAAATAAGCTTCTAGCGCTTGATCCGTATCATTTAATAAATCATTTGGTACAGGTAGAAATCCTGCATAATCCTCAATAACATACGGTAAACGATCAAATTGTGGTGAAGCAATTTCTTGCATTGCATTTGGGTTTCCATACTCAGATAATGGAGCGAAAGGTGTAGATGCTGCACGTTTTTCTAATGTGCGAGCGCCCTTATTCGTTGAAACAGGTTGCACATTTACATATTGCTCTAAGTTATCAACCGTTTGTTTTAATTGATTAATCGTTGTCGTAATATCTTCTGGAACAATATAACCGCCGTCTTTACCTGTATTCTCAGATAATGCTGCTTTGTATTCCTGCATAACGCTTGCTTCTTCATGACTTAAATTTTGACCACGTATAGCTTTCATAAACACTTCTTTATACGATGAATCTTCATTTTTAACTGATGATGGAGGCAAAACTTTTGCTTGTGAATTTACAGGGTCAGAAACTTGAATTTGCATCATTGCTAGATAGTTATCTAATTCATTTTTCGCGTTTTTCGCTTCTTCAATTTTCGCTTTTGCATCTTCATATTTACCGCTGTTATTAAACTCTTCCGCTTCCGCTTTCAAATCTGCAACTTTTTGGCGTAACTCTTGTTCACGTTTATCCATTCCGTGTTTCCTCCTTGTTTTAGCACAAAAAATAGACCTATAGCTCTAACAGGTCTAGTGCATTTTGTATTTTTAATTGTTCGTTATTATCCTTCTTTGAAATAGAAGGAGCCTTTGCTACAATCTTATTTGGTGTTTTTTGATATTTATCAAAGTAATCACTGCTACAAGCTGCGACTTCTTTTGCTTCCACAACTTCAATATTGAAGTATTTTTCAGCTTCTTCACCACTTAACCAGGTCTCAGCATCTACTAATTGCTGAATTACTTCAATTTCGATGCCTTCTTTCAAGTTTTCTTTGTATACATTCATAATTCCAGCCTCAAGATTATCCAAGTCCTCTGCCATTTTACGAAGTACATTTGCATTCCCTCTACTTACAGTCCATGGTTTATGGACCATTAAAAAAGCATTAGAAGGGACAACAACACGATCACCAGCCAAGGCGATTACGGAAGCGATAGAAGCTGCAACACCGTCCACATAAACAGTTTTTTGCGCTTTATTACGTTTCAACATGTTATAAATAGCTAAACCAGCGAATACAGAACCACCACCACTATTTACATAGATATTTAAATTACTTTTATCATCCAACTGCCCTAAAATATTTTTCACATCATCCGGCATCACATCGGAATCGTCCCATTTCCATCCGGTATTGTTTAT